TGACGGTATGGTACGGCAGCAGCACCTACGACACGGAGCAGATGTCGCGGCTGATAGATGCCGTCGTGGAGGATTGTAAGGCGGTAGGTATTGAGACGATGACTCCGGCAGAGCTGGACGCGCTGGTGAGCCGGTGGGGAGAGGTGAGCGCATGAACAAGCTGCACATACAGCCCTGCTGGACGTGCAAGAAGTGCAACGGCGATTGCAGCTGGTCGAGGAAAGGCCCGGAGCCGGTGCCAGGATGGGACGCTACGCCTACGGTGAAGAAAAAAGGAGGCCGCAAGGCGGGTATCATGCGCAGCTACGCCATTCACAGTTGCCCGGAATATGAGTGGGACGGGACGGAGGAAGCGCATGGAGAGTAAGAGATGCTGGCGCTGTGGCGCTAACGGTGCGACAGACCCGCTGGACAGACACCACATTTTTGGAGCTTATAACCGCGGGAAAAGCGAGAAGTACGGGCTGGTGGTGTATTTGTGCCACGACAAATGCCACATCTTTGGTGAAAAGGCAGTTCACAACAATGCAGAGACAATGTTGAAGCTTCACCGTTTTGGACAGGTAAAGGCCATGCAGGAACAGGGCTGGACGGAAGATGACTTCCGGCGAGAATTTGGAAAAAGTTACTTATAAGGAGGGATAATTGGTGAACCATTGGACGAAGGAAGAAACAGAAACTTTAATTTCCCAATACAACAAAATGACAAATTCCCAATTAGCCGAATTGTTCCCTCAAAAAAGCCGCCAGTCCATCTACAAAAAAGCTTATAAACTTGGGTTGCGACGTACTAAAGAGATGGAAAGTCTAAACAGGGCTGAAGCAAAAACCGGCGAAAGGTCGCCTACGTGGAAAGGCGGCGTTTCAATGACCAAGAAAGGGTACAGGCAAATATTGGACAAAGGGAACCCTCGTGCAGACAAAAAAGGGTATGTGATGGAGCATATTGCTGTGTGGGAGCGCGAAACCGGTACGCGAATACCTGATAATTGTTGTGTGCATCATCTTAACGGAAACAAAACTGACAACCGGATAGAAAACTTATGCTTAATGACGCGAGCAGCCCATACCATTTTTCACCACACAGGGGCATCCAGAAGCATGGCAACAAAAAACAAACTATCGGAGTGCGCAAAATTAAGGTTTTCTGATAAATCTAACCACCCTTCTTATAAGCGCGTGGATGTGGAGGCTATGAAATCTTTGCGAGATATGGGCACAAAGGTTTCTGACGTATGCAGAGAGTTTGATATAGCGAAAACGACATATTATCAAAAGATGAAGGAGGATGGAAATGGCAATCAATAGAATGATTTTGCAGGGGCGTTTAGTTAATTCACCTGAGATGCGTAGAACCAACAACGGTACGGCGGTGTGCAGTTTCCGCGTGGCGTGGAGCGAGACCATCAAAGACCGGGAGACAAAGCTGTTTTTGAACTGCGTGGCGTGGCAGGGCACGGCAGAGATGATCTGCAAATACTTCCGCAAGGGCAAGGAACTGGCGGTAGAGGGCAGACTGTCTACCCGCGAATACGACGACAGGGACGGCAACCGGCGCAGCGTGACGGAGATGACCGTTGATCGGGTACATTTCTGCGGCAAGAACGAGGACGCGCAGGGTATGCCGCCCCGGACGGACGGCCAGAGCCAGTTCGTGGAGATGGACGAGGACGACATGTCAGATCTGCCTTTCTAAGGGGGTGACGTGAATGGGAAAGATGCAGGAGGAGTGGGGTCGATGGGCAAGTGCTATGTGAAAGCCTACTATGACTGGATAGAGCAGACAGCGGCGCTGTCCGATGCAGAGCGAGGCCGTCTTTTTATCGCCATTCTGGAGTACGCAAGAACGGGCATCCCGCCGGAGTTGGAGGGTGCGGAAAGCATACTGTTTCCGGTGTTCCGGACGATGCTGGACAGGGACGAGGAGCTTTCCGCTGAACGGGCAAGGAACGGGACAAAAGGCGGCAAGCAAACGCAAGCAAGTTTAAGCAAAATCAAGCAAACCGAAGCAAACGCAAATGACCCCAAGCCTACTAAGACAAAGAAAGAAGACAAAGACAAATACAAAGACAAAGACAAAGACTTATTCCCACCTGACGGTGGGAGTACGCGCGCGAAGCGCTTTACCCCACCCACACTGGCAGAGGTTCAGTCCTACGTGGCTGAACGCCATTCGGCGGTAGACCCGCAAGGCTTTATCGACTTCTACGAAGCGAAGGGCTGGATGGTTGGCAAGACCCCCATGAAAGACTGGAAAGCGGCTTGCCGAAATGCTGAGAAGTGGGAACGGTGGGGACATGCCCCTGCTGCACCTGTCGGCAAAACCGACGGTGCACGTGATGCCTGGATGGGAAAGTACATCAAGGGGGCTAATCCATGAACGCGGGCATCTGGAAAATTGCCACGGCGAAGCTGTGCGGACAGTGCATCCGGGACATGGAGGGCGAGTACATCTTTTCCCCCATGTGGCGGCGGACGCTGGGCGGAAAATGCGAACGCTGCGGAGAGATGCGCATCGTCCATGAGGTGCAGTACACGATGAACAAACGAGGGCTGGAGAAAAGAGGACTGGAGAATGGGCTTGAAAAGTGACGATCTGGCGCGGCTGTCCCCGGCGGCGCAGAAGCAGGTCATGGAGAAGATGCGGAAACCGGGGAAGTACAAGGCGCAGAAGACGAAGCGCGGGAAGCTGACCTTCGACAGCAAGAAGGAGGCGGAGCGCTACGACGCGCTGATGCTGCTGCAAAAGGCCGGGGAGATACGGGGCCTCAAATTACAGGTGCGGTACTGCTTGCAAGAGGCGTACATAACGTTTGAGGGCGACCCGGTGAAAAGTATCGACTACATCGCGGACTTCGTGTACGAGCGCAGAACGGCTCCTGACAGCTACGGCCAGCGGTACTGGTTGCCGGTGGTGGAGGACGTGAAGGGGTATAAAGATCCGAGTAGCGCTGCGTATAGGGTGTTTTCCATGAAAGCAAAGCTGTTCCGTAGTAGGTACGGGTTTGCTATACGGGAGGTGTGAAGCGTGAAACAACAAATTGCATTGAACGTAGACTGCATGGAGTATATGCGGACGCTACCGGATAAGGCGTTTGACCTCGCGGTGGTAGACCCGCCCTACGGCGATGGAAATGGCGGCAGCGCAAAACGCTTCGGAGGTATGTTTGGCGCTGTGTACGGCGAGAACACCCGCGCTCATGTCGCCGATGCCCACGAGAGAGAGATGGCGCACCGCAGTATAACCGATTCGGCGGAATATTCGATAAGTACAAGAGTAGCCAGAACGGGCGGGACATGGGCGGCAAAGTTCGGAAAAAAATCGTGGCGTGGGATGTTGCCCCAAAGGAGGAGTATTTTCAAGAGCTTTTCCGCATCTCACGCGACCAGATCATTTGGGGCGGAAACTATTTTTCTTTGCCGCCGACGCGCTGTTTTCTGATCCTGCGAAAGACAAACATTCCAGAAAATTTTTCTATGGCGATGTGCGAATATGCGTGGACGAGCTTCAACGGAAACGCCAAGGTGTTTGACTTCAATATGGCGAGACAGCCGGGACGATTTCACCCAACGCAAAAGCCCGTGGAGCTGTACGAGTGGATATTGACGAGCTTCGCCAAGGAGGGGGACAAAATCCTCGACACGTACCTCGGCAGCGGCTCAAGCCGTATTGCCGCGTATAACCTCGGCTTTGACTTCGTGGGCTGCGAGATTGATCGGGAATACTACGAAAAGCAGGAGGAACGATTTGCGGCCCACACGGCACAGGTAAGGATGTGGTGACAAATGGGTAAACAGTATTTGAGCAGGGACGACCGCATCTTTATGCGGGGCAAGCTGCAAGGCACACGGGAGAACATGGACATGGTGGCAATGGTGCTGATGGACAAATGCGGCTGGCACGTCCAAGAGGAGACGGCGGACAGCCGTGACACGCAGAGCATCGCGTATCTGTATGAGTGCCTGGAGAAACTGGCGGAGGAGATCAACGAGGGCCGCATCAAGCGCAAGCACATCAAGGACGTGTTGAAGGATGAGTGCGGCGTTGTGTTTGGAGATTGAGAGGAATGACATGACAAGAGATGAGATCGTGACTGCGCTGCGGTGCTGCACAGCAATATATGCGATGTGCAACGATTGTCCGTGCCATCACAAGAATGGGTGTGAGGATTTGGCAAAAAGCGCCGCCGCTGATCTGATCGAGAACCAGCAGCGGCACATCGAGGCACTGATGAAAGCCAACGACAGTTTGAAGGACGCCATTGCACGGCGGGATAAGCAGATAGAGGACATGAAGCAGGGCATGGCACAGCTGGCAAAGGCTGTGGCGGTGAAGGAGGAGATGGAGTGGTGGAACGACTGACACAGCGACTTAGAACTGGTGAGGTTCTTATGGCATCAGATTACGAGGAGAAATACACGGAACAAGAGTGGATCAGTGTGCTGCAAGACCGCCTTGCCGCCTACGAGGACACAGGGCTTGAGCCGTTGAATGTGAACAACATGAAGGTGGCACATGGCAATGCGCTTTCCACCATTTCGGAGTTGAGAAAAGCATTGGTTGACAAGCGCGAGGAGTTAAAAACCGCTTGTAACAGCATTTCGCAGTTGGATGGTGCCAATAGTAGTTTGATAGCCGCAAACGAGAAGCTGGCCGCAGACCGGAAAGACCTCATCAACGAGCTATGCCAATACTGCGGGAAGTACAAACAAGCACACGAGGGCGCCTGTGACGGGTGCAGATGGAGGGAAATGTGATGGACGCTGTGAAGTTTATCGAGGAGCGGAACAGAATGTGCGGCACCATGAGTGAGGTATGGGGCGTTGATGCGGTGCAAATTGTGAAGAACACCGAAGAATGGTCTGCTGCACACCCACGCAAGACACGGCAAGATGTGTTTCTGGAGCAGTGGCCGAATGCCAAAATTATTCCCGACACTAACACACTTGATGTATACCCGTGTGTTATAGAACCGACTATGCAGAATACGGGACGGTGTGTCAATCAAAGTTGTGTGGACTGCCGCCGCGAGTTCTGGTCACAGGAGGTAGAGTGATGGCTGAATTGAAACCTTGCCCGTTTTGTGGATATAAGCGCGTATAGATACTTGCGGATGATAACGAATATTTGTACTATCGGTACTTTTCGCAATGTCAGAAATGTGGGGCTGGTGCAAAGCGAGGCCACACGAAAGAAGATGCTGTTAAAGAGTGGAACAGGAGAATTGACAATGGCGACAAAGAGAGTGTGTGACCGCTGCGGAGCGGAGATAAACCCGTACAACTACGTCACCTATGCCGGTATGCGGCGGATTAAGAACGACATAAACGACAACGACTACGAGCTGTGTGTTTCGTGCGCGCACAAACTGCTGAAGTGGTTTAATGGGGAGGAGAAGGATGGCTGAATTGAAACGCTGCCCTGAGTGCGGTGGAGTTGCAACCGTCATCCATATGTACGATACCTACGATAGAGCAGACTTTGGGTGGGATGCCGGTTGTGGGAGATATAGGGCTGGTGATGGCCTCCACACAAAGAAGATGAAAGTATCTGGGCTGCCCAGCAAAGAAAAAGCAATCGAAGCGTGGAACAGGAGGGCTGACAATGGCTGACCAAATGCAGTTATATGACACATCGGAGAAACAATCAAGTAACAACACAGGTAAAGCTAAACGGAAGTGGGAAAATGGTTTCCAGAGATGGAGCAATCGGCACAGTGCAGATGGTGGTAGCTCTTTTGGGTGCTGTGGATTTGGCAGTATGTGTGACTATTGTGAGGATAATACGTATGGACGTCCGTGTGTCAGGTCGCTGAACGCCATGATCCGCGAAAAGCGTCTGAAAATCGACTACGAAAAGACTGGTTACGAAGAAGTATGGGAGGGGATTTTTGACAATGGCTGAATACATTGACAGGCAAGCGTTACGCAAAGTTTTAGAGAATTGGCGGGATGCTCATGCGGATGTTGATGACGAACAAGGCTGTGGGCTGCTTGAAGACGTGATATGGGAGGTAGACGCACAGCCCGCCGCTGATGTTGCCCCGGTGTTGCATGGGCGGTGGGAACCGTGCTTTGACGAGAATTGCAAATGCCGGTGGGGATTTGGAAAGTGCTCAAATTGCGGGCAGGAATATTACGCGCATGCAATCAATTATTACAAGTATTGCCCCAACTGCGGGGCGAAGATGGATGGAGGTGACAACGATGAGGCTGATTGATGGTGACAAACTGCAAGAGTTTCCCATTCGGGCAAACCATTGTGACAAAGAACACGCCAACACGCATTTCATCAACGGTATCGAGTCGGTGATGGAGTATGCAGCGCATCTCCCCACCGTAGACGCAGAGGTCGTGGTACGGTGTAAGGACTGTCGAAAGTTCAAAACATATGCTTGCCGATATGACGACTTCTGCTCCTACGGCGAGAGAAAAGAGGGTGCGGACAATGGCTGATATATCTATTGAAGAACTTGGGCCAGGTGTAATCCTTGAGGTCACAAAGCCAGACGGAGAAAGATACAGATACAACATACCGACATGGCCACCTGGTGATGGCGGGCCGGGATATAGAGGGCACGAACTTGAGATAGACGCATTCTATGGAGGCGGAGGCGGAGGCGGCGATGTATGTCCTTGAGTACAAATCGCTCTACATCCCCCACGAAGAGCTGACTAAAAACCGCACGTTCCAAAGCTACCGTTGGAAGCAGTACGCTGTGTGTGAGGAGCGCGGGCCACTGGAACAAATTAGGGCCGCGCAGAAAAGGCCGGAGGAGTGGAGAATTATCCCAACTGCCGAAAGCATGGAACAGGAGGGCTGACAATGGGTGAATACATAAGCCGCAAGGCGGCAATCGCTTATATCCGTGAGCAATCGGAAGAATGTCAAAAAGCATTTGAAGAGCTTGGAGGGGAAAGCGGAATCTACGCAGACGCCTATAACGATTTGGCGGAGGACTTTTACAGCATACCCGCCGCTGACGTTGCCCCGGTGGTGCATGGACGGTGGGTAACGCACTATCGAAGCGGAACGCCTGTTGCCGAGGGGTATGTATCAACGTGTTGCGATATGTGGAACAAGCATAAAAGACCTTACTGCCCCAACTGCGGCGCGAAGATGGACGGAGGTGAAAACGATGCGGCTGATTGATGGTGAAGAATTAGAGCGCTTGTTTAACGAGCAAATTGAACGAGGCGCAACAGATGCGTTTGATGCGTTTAAAGAAGCGTTGGTTACGCTGACGGAGGTGGACAAGAAAATCATGACCGCATTGGGGAGGAGGTGCTGACATGAGCGAATTCCCGGAACGGCTGAGAAAGCTGCGGGAGAGAAAGAGACTGAAGCGGTATGTGCTGTCGGAGCGCTGCGGGCTGAACTCGGATGCCATACGGAGGTACGAGCTGGGCACGGCGAAGCCGACGATGGACGCGCTGAAGAGCATAGCGGATGAATTTGGCGTGTCGGTGGACTATCTGATGGGCAGGACGGACTATCCCTGCGTGGTAGATATTGCCGAAAAATAAATTTTGAAAATTCCACTTAAAAGTGGAAAAATTGAAAAAACGCACTTTATCATGGGAGATGCAGGGGCAAACTCTGCATCTCCATTCTTTTTCTTTTCCCCCTTCTTTTCCTGATGGGCGGGGCTTCGGCTCCGCCCGGAGGGAGCAATATGCAGGCAGAAGCTGGGTGGATACAGCTCCGATATGAAGAATTTTCGGGTTCGCAAGTTCAAATCTTGCTGTCTGCACCATAGGCGTGACCTCTTGCCTCGCAGCCGCACGGAGCGTAAGCCTGCGGAAGTGGTCTATCCTGTGCGCTGTACGAAAGCGGCAGGACGAATAATAATTATTTGGCTGGCTCCGGCTATGAATGAAGAAACGGATGCGACCGACGTACCGGCGCAGGGCTGAAAAGTCCGTGGTTGGTCTGGGTACCACCGTGCTTGAGAGAAATCCGAGGCGTGGATGTGGTGTGGTGGTGGTTGTCTTAGGACAAAGCCGCTGTGTAGGATAGTATGTCTGCATGGCGGTACCCGGCCAATTGTGTAAAAACAACTTCAGGTGAGGCGAAAGCCGGGTACAGACGTGCCAATGACAAAGGCCAGTGGTGGGAGGCCGGTGCGTCAGACAAGGAAGGAAGTGAGCAAAATGGCAAAGGTAGGATGCCCAAGAAAATACCAAAGCGTCAAGCAAATGCAGAAAGCCATTGACGCTTACTTTGAAAGTTGCAAGGGAGAACCTATTATTGGCGACGATGGACAACCGCTGATGGATAAATACGGCAATGTCATCCTGATCGGGCAGAAGCCGCCCACGATAACGGGGCTTGCGTTGGCGTTGGGGTTTACGGGCAGACAAGCGCTGATCGATTATCAGGCGAGGCCTGAGTTTACGGACACGGTCACGCGCGCGAAGTCCATGTGCGAGGAATACGCAGAGGCGCGGCTGTACGACCGTGACGGCGCGAATGGCGCAAAGTTCAGCTTGAGCTGCAATTTCGGGTGGCGCGAAGTCAACGAGACAAAGATAAGCACAGATGCAGTCAAGGTGATAATTGATGTCTGACATCCGCCTGTCTGAAAAAATCGGGTCTGCGTTCTACGACGTGGCGCATGACGTGTTTCAACATGGTCACACACACTACGATTTCAGCGGCGGTCGCGGTTCGTTGAAGTCCTCCACAGTGTCTGTACTTGTTCCCCTGCTGTTGATAAACAACCCGGGTACACACGCGCTGGTGCTGCGTAAGGTGGCAAACACCATCCGCGATAGCGTGTATGCGCAGTATATCTGGGCAATCGGTGAACTGGGCATGGCGGCGTATTGGGAAGCCAAGGTTTCTCCGATGGAGCTGATTTATAAGCCGACGGGGCAGAAGATCATGTTCCGGGGCGCTGATGACCCCATGAAGATCAAGTCTATCAAGGTGCCGTTTGGCTATATCGCCGTGACGCACTTTGAAGAAAAAGACCAGTTTGCGGGTCGTGCCGAGATACGAACGATTTTGCAGTCCACAATGCGCGGCGGGTCGAAGTATTGGAACTTTGAAAGCTACAACCCGCCGATAAGCCGCGATAACTGGGCGAACAAGGACAGCCTGGAAGAACGCACAGACAGGCTGTGCCACAAGTCAACGTATTTGCAAGCCCCGCCAGAGTGGTTGGGTGAGCAGTTTTTGGCAGAGGCGGAACATCTCAAGGCCACGGACGAGAGAGCGTACCAGCATGAATATTTGGGCATTCCTGTGGGTACTGGCGGCAACGTGTTTGATCGGCTGGAGCTGCGGGAGATAACTGACGCGGAGGTTGCGAGTTTTGACAAGCTATACCAAGGTGTAGACTGGGGCTATTTCCCTGACCCATTTGCTTTTGCTCGGCTGTACTATGACCGGGCGAGAGAAACCATATATTTGCTTGATGAGATTTATGAAAACAAGCTTTCCAACGAGCAGAGCGCAAAGATGATATTGCAGCGTGGCTACAATGACACGCGCATTATTTGCGACAGCGCAGAGCCGAAAAGCGTTGCAGACTTCCGGGCTATGAAGCTACCAGCCTTTGAAGCAATTAAAGGCCCCGGCTCTGTGGAGTATGGAATGAAGTTTTTGCAGCGGCGCACTATCGTGATAGACAGAAAGCGCACCCCACACGCTTATGACGAGTTTGTGGGATATGAATACGAAAGAAACAAAGACGGCGACATAATCAGCGGCTACCCGGACGCAAACAATCATTTGATCGATGCGGTTAGGTATGCCCTTGAGCCTGTAAGCCGCAGAATGGGAGTTATCGCATGACGGTAATCGACAAACTGAAACAATTGGGATATACGACCATCCCGGAAAAGTTTTACACGCAGGTCGGCGTGTGGAAGTCGTGGTATCAGGGCAACGTAAAGGGATTTCACCGATACAAGCGGTACAACGGTCACGACTGGGTGAAGTGTGAGCGCGTGACGCTGGGCATGGGTAAAAAGGTCTGCGAGGACTGGGCAAATCTTCTGATGAACGAAAAAGTCCAGATCACCCTTGAGGGGCAGAAAGAGCAGGCGTTCATTGACCGCATCCTAACCGCCAACAACTTTACGGTCAAGGCCAACGAGATGCAGGAGATGAAGTCCGCGCTGGGCACGGTGGCCTATATCCCTCGTGTGGTAGGCCAAAGCGTCAGCGGTACTGGTGAACCTATCCCTGGTGACGCATCCGGCATTGTGCTGGACTACGTGACCATCGAGCACATATTCCCGCTGGCGTGGTGCAATGGGTTTATTACCGAGTGCGCGTTTGACAGTGTGGTAACAGTGCAGGGCAAAACGTATTTGTATCTGCAAATCCACCGAAAGGACGACCTGGGACAGTACATCATCGAGAACAGTATTTATCGATATGAGAACGAGAGTTTGTCCGATGTCAAGTTAAGCGAAGTGCCGGGTTTTGAGCGCATTCCCCCTGTGGTGTATACTGGCAACGACAAGCGGCAGTTTGTTATTGACAGGCCAAACATTGCCAACAACTTTGATTATCTGCTGCCGGTGGGTATTTCGGTATTTGCAAACGCTGTTGATGTGCTGCGCGGCGTGGATTGCGCCTACGATTGCTACGTCAACGAGTTCGAGAACGGCCCCATGCTGCTGGCGGTAAAAATGCCCGCTACACGCTGGGAGAATGACAAACCGACGCTTGATCCGCACGACAGGCGCTTCTATTTGCTGGAAGAGGACACGCAGCAGGGCGATGTGGTAACGCCTATTGCGCCGCAGCTTCGTACCGACAAGCTTAATGTCGGTCTACAAGATCAGTTGAATCTTCTTTCCAGCAAGTGCGGCTTCGGCGAGACCTATTACCGCTTTGACGGCGGCAGCGTAGCAACTGCCACACAGGTCATCAGCGAAAACTCCACCATGTTCCGCACCATCAAAAAGATGGAGATCGTGCTGGAACAGGCTCTGGTAGAACTGTGTCGCATTCTTCTGCGGCTGGGCAACACCGCCATGAACGCTGGGCTGAATGAGGACGTGGAAATCTCCATCGACTTCGATGACAGCATCATTGAGGACAAGCAAACCGACTTTTCCCGCGATATGCAGCTTCTCAGTGCGGGCATCATGAACGATTGGGAGTTCCGCATGAAGTGGATGAACGAGGACGAGGCGACCGCAAAGGCGGCGCTGCCGAAGATGCAGGACATGACCACGGAGCAGCAGAACGAAGTGGAGTGAGGTGACGGGCAGTGCCGAAATACCCATTCTCCCCTCCTGTTTTGGATGCCATGCCGGAAGAATTGGCAGAGCTGTACCGTGGACTTGAGGACACGCTGCTGATGGAGATATGTTCCCGGCTGAAGATGCGGGACGAGCTGAACGAGGTCACGGTGCAGGACATCAAGGCGCTGCGGTCACACGGCGTCGATCTGAAAGAGATTGAAAAAGCCATACGCCAGACTACCGGCATCAGCGAGAAAAAGCTAAACGAGCTGATAGACGATGTGGTGGAGCGCAACCAAAAGTATTACACCGAGGTCATAGACCTTGCCCGTGTAACACAGCCTGACGTTCTGGTGGATGCAACCACCATTGACGCCATCAAACGGCAGACGCAGGACGTGTTCCGAAACATCACCGCTTCGATGGGATTTTTGGTAGACGCAGGGCGGACGATGCTGCCCCCCGCAAAGGCGTACCAGTGGGCTTTAGATGCCGCTACTTTGAAAGTAGAAAGCGGGGCTATTTCTTATGGGCAAGCCATCAAAGAAGCCGTTAGGGAGCTTGCAAGCGGTGGCCTGCGGGTAGTGGACTATGAGAGCGGACACCGTGACCATGCAGACGTAGCTGCACGCCGCGCCGTAATGACAGGCGTATCGCAGTTGTGCGGTAAGTACACGGAGCAAGCGGCGGAATACCTGGAAACGCCGTATTATGAAGTGTCTGCCCACGCCGGGGCGCGTGATGTACCAGGGCGGTCGCCGTGGGCATCGCACAAGGAGTGGCAAGGCAAAGTGTATTCCACTCGCAGCGGTGACATCTACCCGAACATCTACGAGGTGTGCGGTCTGGGTGCCGTTGATGGTCTGGAAGGAGCTAACTGCCGGCACCGCCGCAACGTTTGGGTTGAGGGCGTAAGTGAGCGCACTTACACAGACGAACAGCTTGCCCACATCGACGATGGGTTGGGCTGTACGTTTGAGGGCAAGACCTATACGGCATACGAGGCCACGCAGGAGCAGCGCAAGGTGGAGCGCACCATACGAAAGCTCAAGCGCGAGAAAACAGCGTACAATGCCGCGGGGCTGGCAGACGAAGAACAGGCCGTCAATATCAAGCTGCGCCGCCTGAACGCCAAGTATAAAGCGTTCAGTAAGGCGGCAGGGCTGCCAGAGCAGCGGGAAAGGATGAAGGTGCTGTATGAGAATTAGGGTTAGAAGTTACGAGGGGCTTTTGCTGGAGCTTGATAGCGATGTGAGCGAAATCCGTGATTTTTTGGGTAATGCAACTCACGCAATTCGGTATCGCGTTGAATTTTGGCTTGATGATGGCTCAAAAATTGAACTCGCAAACGTAATCCCCAGCGAAATTGAGGTGGTTAATGAACCGCGATGAAATGATACAGGCTATCGAAGCCATACTTAAGCGCGGCAACAACGCAGAAGTGCGGCGAAAGGGCGACGGCGTTATCGTGCTGGAAGTCCAAAAGAAAATCAAATATCAAACCCCGGCGTAATTGGGCACCGGGAAGGGCAATAGGAGCCAAGCAGTACGCAAATCATGCGTGTTGTTTGGCTCTTTTGTTTTATCAACACCGACCGACAGGTCGTTAAACAAGGAGAAGTTTATGGCAGAAGAAATCAACGTGCAGGGCACGGAAAACACTGCTCTTGAGCAGGAAAAGACGTTCACACAGGCTGATGTTGACAAGATGATTCAGACGCGGCTTGACCGGGAACGGAAAAAGTACCCCAGCGAGGAAGAGATCACCGCATACCGCACATGGAAAGACGGCCAGCAGACCGAGCAGGAACGGCAGGCAAAGCGCGACAAGGAGCTTGCGGACAGCAAGTCGGCCCTGACTGCTGCACAGGCGGAAATCGAACAGATGAAGCGCGACAAGTATGTGCTGTCTAAGGGGCTGACCGACGATGACGCTGAATTTATCGCGTTTAAGGCCCTCAAGATGGTGGATGACAAGACCACCTTTGAGCAGGCGGTAGACAAGCTCACAGAAAATCGCCAGAAGGTCAAGTTTGACTGGACGGCTCCTGCGGGCAACGGTGAGAAACCCAATGCAACCAATGCCGCGATGAACAATCTGATTCGCGGCGCACTCAAGTAAAGAAAGGAAGATACAAAACATGGCAAACATCATTGACAGAAACGCACTTTCCGGCCTTATCCCGGAGCCTGTAACTCGCGAGATCATGCAGGGCGCTATCGCGGAATCCGCCGTCCTGCGCATGGGCCGCCGTCTGGCAAACATGTCCAGCAAGACCCAGACCATTAATGTGCTGGACGCGCTGCCCTCCGCGTATTTCGTGAACGGCGAAGCCACCGACGCTGGCGCTGGTGATGCGTTCAAGCAGACCACGAAGATGGCGTGGGACAAGAAGAAGCTGTACGCCGAGGAAATCGCCGTTATCGTCCCCATCCCCGAGGCGGCGCTGGACGATGCCGATTACGACATTTGGGGCGAAGTCCGTCCCCGCCTGACCGAAGCTTTCGGCAAGGTTATCGACGCGGCTATCCTGTTCGGCACCAACAAGCCCAGCACTTGGCGCAACGGCGTTGTGCCCTCTGCTATCGCTGCCGGTAACGGTGTGCCTATGGGTACCGACGTGTTCAGCGACATCATGGGCGAAGGCGGCCTGATCTCCAAGGTCGAACTGGACGGATTTAACCCGAACGGCGTTATGTCCGCCATTCAGATGCGCGGCAAGCTGCGCGGCCTGAAGGACACCACCGGCCAGCCTATCTTTAAGTCCGACATGCAGGGCGCTACCCGCTACGGTCTGGACGGCATGGATATGTACTTCCCCATGAACGGCGCTTTTGACCCCAATCAGGCGCAGATGATCGTGGGCGACTGGAGTCAGCTGGTGTACGCCATCCGCCAGGATATGACCTTCAAGATCTTCACCGAGGGCGTTATTCAGGATCCCAGCACCAAGGCCATCACCTATAACCTGATGCAGAACGATATGGTGGCGCTGCGTGCCGTCATGCGTCTGGGCTGGGAGATTGCCAACCCCATCAACGCATACAACGCCGACATCGCAAACCCCTTCCCCTTCTCTGTGTACGGAAAGGCGGGCACTGTGTCTACCGTGACCGTTGCTCCCGCTACTGCCACTATGGCAAAGGGCGACAGCAAGGCTTTTACCGCTACCGTAACCGGCGAGGGTATTGTCAGTGGTGATGTGGAGTGGAGTCAGGACGGCACTAAGTCCAGCATCACCGATAACGGCGTGCTGACCGTTGGCGCAGCGGAAACCAAGGCCAGCATCACTGTTACCGCTAAGTCCAAGCAGGACAACAGCAAGACTTCCACCGCTACCGTTACCGTTTCTGGTTAATTTGAAAGGAGCTGGCTCACATGACATACGCTGATTACGACTATTACTCCGGGACCTATTTGGGCACCGTGAGCGAGGAAGATTTTCCGCGTCTGGCTGTACGAGCCAGCTCCTTCCTCGATTACTACACGCAGAACCGGGCAAAAGATAACGCCGATATGGACGCTGTAAAAATGTGCTGCTGTGCACTTGTGGACAAGTACCAGCTGATCGAAGCCGCGCAGCAGCTTGCCGCAACCAAACTGACGAACGCGGCGACCGGCGATGACGTGAAAAGCGAAACGGTAGGCGGGTACTCCCGGACGCTGGCCAGTGGTGGCGAAGCTGCCGCGTCTGCGCTGAGTGCAACAGACGGTGCGAAGAAACTGCTGGCGGCGACCTGTAACGAGTATCTGGCACATACCGGTCTGCTGTATCGGGGAGGGGGGTGCTGTGGTTGTACGCGCCCCACACTATAACGGTCTACAACGCCGTGCAGGAGACTGACCCGGCGACTTTTGAGGAAATCACAAAGCTGTATGTGACCATTCTGCGCGGCGTTATGCTGCAAGCCAGCAAGGCGGTAAACGTGCGTGAAAGCGGACTTGAGAGCGCGGACGCGGTAAACTTGTACATTCCGTTCTCTGTGGAAGCGGTGGACGGTACGACAGGCAAGGCCAAAACTTACGCGCCCCCACAGGCGTTTCTTGCGGCGGCGGACAGGTCCGGGCTGTGGACGCTGTCGGTCAACGGAAACGGCGGCCTGACGTTCTTTGTAAAAGGCGAGTTTGTCACCGACAAAGAGGATGTGGCTATGGCACAGGACGGTTGCTACAACGTGACCAAAGTGGACGAGAAAGATTTTGGCAGCATGGATATGCAGCATTGGGAAGTCGGAGGGGCATAAGATGTCGCTCAAGTTCTCTGTTGACGTGTCCGGCATGGACGAGGTAAAGAGGCAGCTTGCAATGGCCTGTGGCCGCGCTGAAAGCGTTTTAGCGCAACAGGTGATGAAAGACACCATCCCCTTTGTGCCTGCGCTTACAGGCTCTCTGACGCAGAGAACGCGAGTGGTAGGCAACGAGGTCATTTACCCCGGCCCATACGCCCGGTTTCTGTACTACGGTAAGGTGATGGTAGACCCGGCGACCGGCAGCACATACGCCCCAAAGGGCGGGCACAAGGTGGTCACAGACCGAAATCTTGTATTTAACACAACAATGCACCCGCAGGCACAGGCACATTGGTTTGACGCTTCCAAAGCGCAAAACATGGAGAAGTGGGGGCGGGTGGCAGATAAGGCGGTGAAGAGATTTGGAAAAGAATAAAAAGGCCGTGTCGGCGGCGGAAGAAGATCAGGTATCGCGCAAGCTGCTTGTGTGGCTGAACACATACCCGGAGCTGCCAGTCGACCTTATCCGCTTTGAGTTTCTTCCCGCCGACACTTCCGCTATGGCGATGTCGACCATTCAGGCGGCTTACATTGTGCGGAAGTATATCACCGGCGGTTATGTGGCGGAGTATCAGTTCAAGATAATCTACCGAGTGAAGCCGGGGAACAGCAACGACAAACGGCTCAAGGCTGACGAACTGTTGAACGCTATCGGGGATTGGGCAAATGGTCAGAAGCCCGACATCGGAGATGACAAGCGCGTTATCAGCATGGAGCCGACCACACGATCTTCCCTGTTTGCCATGTATGAAAACGGGGACGAAGATCACCAAATCCTTATGAAACTGAATTACGAGGTGAATGTATAATGGCAGATTTGGAATTCAACACCACGAAGGGCCAGACCATTGACCGCGAACTGCTCATTGCGTACCTGAACACCGGCACCGCTTCCGCCCCTGTGTGGAGCGCTATCGGTAAGCGCGTCGAGGACAGCAGCGAGGAAATGGACTGGAGCACCGACACCAAGCAGGACATTTTGGGCCACACCTTTACGACCATGAAAAAGCCCACCATCACGCAGACTTTTGACCCCATTCCCCTGGACGCGGGCGACGCTGCGGCGGTGAAGATGTGGAACCTGGCCGTCAAAGACCAGGATGCCCAGGCGCTGGCAAATCAGGACATGATGATCGGACACTTCTACGCCACCAGCGGCGAGGCGATGTTTGCGGAGCGCTACGACGCTTGCGCTATTGCCATCACCGGCATCGGCGGCGAGGGCGGCGGCACCCTAAATATCACCAGCGAGATCACCTATGGCGGTACACGCACTGTGGGTACCGTGAAGAAGGGCAGCAGCGGCGCTATTGAGTTCACTGCGGCCTAAATAAAGGGGCGGGCAACCGCCCCCTGTTTTGGAGGGAACACATGAAGGAACTGACAATCACCACCGGCGTACAGGAATACCACCTGAATGACAAATGCACGGTGTATTTTAATCCCAGCGATCCGGCGTTTGCAGACAAGCTTTACACAGCGTTTGACGCGCTGAAAAAGAAGCAGGATGCGCGGGACGATAACGTAGAAAAAATGAGCGCCCGCGAAATGTTTGACTGGCTCCGAAATATGGACGCCGAAATGCGCGAGACCATTGACGGGGTGTTTGAGCAGCCGGTGTGTGAAGCACTGTTTGGCAATGTCAGCGTGTATGCCATCGCGGACGGTGCGCCGCTGTGGATGAACCTGATGGTTGCCATCATGGACGAGCTGGACGATGGGATTAAGCGTGAAAAGGCTTTTCACAGCGAGAAGCTTGCAAAGTATACAGCCAAGTACCACAGATGATGTACGACCTTCCGACGAGCCTTGAGGTGTGTGGAACGGAATACGCAATAGAAACGGATTTCCGCGTGATACTGGACATATTCTCGGTGCTGTCTGCTGTGGAACTAACGAGCGAAGAAAAGTGCATCGGCGTGTTGGGAATGTTTTACCCCGGTTTTTTCACGATGCCTGGGGAGCACATGGAAGAAGCGATAAAACAGTGCTTTTGGTTTATCAACGGCGGGAATGAGGAAGCGCAAAAAAAATCAACCAAGTTGATGGATTGGGAACAGGACTTTCGACTGCTCATCGCCCCAATCAACCGCATAGCGGGGCAAGAGGTGCGGGCGATGCCGTATCTGCACTGGTGGACGTTTCTTTCGTACTACGGAGAAATCGGGGATTGCTACTTCGCGCAGATCGTGCGTATACGCGATCTGAAAGCAAAAGGCAAGCTGAAAGACAAAGCCGACAAGGAGTTTTACCGCAGAAACCGAGACGCTATCGACATTAAGCGCCGGTACTCGGAGGCTGAGGAAGAAGTCATTAAAGGCTGGACGTAAAAAAGCCGCCCCGGAGGGCGGCTGCGTAGCGGTCATTGATTTGCAATAAATGTAATGTCGTTTCCAGACCAAAAATCCGGGGTAAATCTGATTTCAAGCGTTTTCCAATCTGCTGGGACTTCGTAGCCTATTACGCCGGACATCTTTTTCCCTGATGCAACAGTACCGTCCAGCTGACCTTTGTCTGCGGCCAACGTTCCGGTCATGCTCATGTTTGTGGAGTAGTCATCGACATACGCTTCAAAGGACATTATAGAGCTTATGGAAATATCTTTGCTGGATTTGTTTTCAATGGCAAATTCGCAAAATAGAAACACGTTGCCGCTGTCTGGTGTGTAAAAACCTTCTCCGCTTGATTGGGTGCAAGACACAAATGTGACTTCAATGTCTTTAAGGGAGACAACGTCACCAACTGCAAATTCCGTTTTCTGCGGAGCAGTTGATCCGTTTCCGCCTTTTGCGTCTGTATCCCCCACCTTTTCTGGGGAACTCCCGCCAAGCGCAGTGCCAATAATGCCGATAGCAATAAACACAGCTATAACGATCAGCACGACCGGCTTTTTCTGTTTGGCTCCGCAGGCGGGGCATACTTTCGCGGATTTTGCAATATCTGCGCCACAGGTCTTACACTTAGTCATTTTATCCATTTTCTTCCACCCTCCAAGAAGTTTTTTGTGGTTTGTTTATAGTACCACATAAATACCATAAAAGCAAGTAGGTGATTGTATGGCAAACGCGGACGGCTCCGTCATTATCAAGGCCAACATTGACGATAAGCAGGCGCAGAAAGAACTCAATGCGCTGGAAAAGAAAATAGAAGCGCTGCAGGAAAAGCTCACCAACAAGAAATCCGCGCGAGATACTTTGTTTAACCAAGCCAACAACTTAGGCGCACAGCTTGACGAAGCAAAGGCCAAGCTGGCGCAAATGAAGAGCGGCGGCGAGTTCTTTACCAGTGATGCTATTAAGCAGCAGGAGGCCGCTGTAGCGTCTATGGAAAAAGAATGGAACGCCATGAATGACAAACTGGACAAGCAGAACGCCGCTATCCGCGAAGGCGAAGCGGAGCTTGACCGAATGAAAGCAAGGGCCGGTGAGTTAAGTAAGCAGCTTGGCAATACCGGGAAGAACGCCGGAAAGATCCAAGAGGGGTTAGACAAAGCATCCCAGGGCATGGAGGCGTTCACAAAGCGTGTAAAAATGCTGGCAAAGCGGGCGCTGGTGTTTACCATCATTGCCCGTGCGTTGGCGGCCCTCCGGGATTGGCTGGTGGACGTGGTGTCCGTAAACGGCGAAGCACGGGACGCTATTGCACAGCTCAAGGGTGCGCTGCTGACGCTGGCACAGCCGCTTGTGCAGATCATCATCCCGGCGTTTACTGCGCTGGTTAAGGTACTGGCTACGGTGGTTTCGTTTATCGCGAATATTGTATCTGCCCTATTTGGAACAACGGCAAAAGAAAGCGCCAATGCGGCAAAGTCCCTGAACGACCAAAAGAACGCATATAAAGGCGTTGGCGGAGCGGCAAAATCTGCGAGTAAACAGCTTGCGTCGTTTGATGAAATCAACAAGTTAAGCGGTGAAAGCGGCGGCGGATCCGGCATTATTCTACCGGATTTCAGCACGGCGGCAAATTTCGCATTTCTTGATAAAATCGCGGACAAGCTCAAGAAGATCGGGCAGGACATTGTAAACCTGTTTAAGGATGTCACCGGGTTTATCGGCAACGTATTCTCCGGGGATTGGGGCGCGGCGCTGGACAACATCATCGACTTTGTAAACCACGCCCGTATTTTGCTGGCCGATTTGCTGGACTTTGTGGGGTATATCTTTGGAGCGATCATAGACACCATTATAGAAAAGTGCGGCCTTGCCGGTACTCCGGTTGGAGATATGTTGACCGGTATCAAAGATATTGTGCAAGGAGCGTTGGGTCTTATTTCCGGCATCCTAACCCTTGACTTGGAGAAAATGAAGCAGTCTGTCATTCAAATGCTTACCGGCGTGAAAACATTTGTGCTGGGCATTTTTGACTGGTTCAAACTGGGGCTGACAAGTTTGCTTGACTGGCTTGACGAAAGCACAAACGGTAGGTTCCATGAATTGATAGAGCTGGCGAAAACTTACGTCAATGACGTAGTCGAGGGCATGAAACAGATTTTCAGCGGCCTTATTGAATTCCTGACCGGCGTGTTTACGCTGGACTGGAAAAAGGCGTGGGAAGGTATCAAAGAGATTTTCCGGGGTATCTGGAATACCATCGTAGGCGTTTTTGAGGCGGCTGTAAACCTCATCATCAAGGGTATCAACTGGCTTATTGACCAGCTGAACAAGATACACTTTGAGATACCGGATTGGGTTCCTGGTATCGGCGGTAAATCTTTCGGCATCAATATTTCCCGTGTAAACGAGCTTAAAATCCCCCGTTTGGCACAGGGCGCAGTCATTCCTCCGAACCGGGAGTTTATGGCAGTGCTTGGCGATCAGAAATCCGGGACGAACATTGAAACGCCCCTTGCTACGATGGTGCAGGCGTTCAAACAGGCCCTTGCGGAAAGCGGCTACGGCGGCAGCAATGAAGCCGTGCTGGTGCTGGACAAGGACGTGCTGGGCAAGGTCGTGTACCGGCTGAACAAGGCGGAGGGTACGCGCATCGGCGTTAATCTGTCGGAGGTGCAGGGATGAACTACATCAAACTGAACGGCATCTCTTTTGATGCCGATGTGGCGATCTCCAAGTACAATCGAAACTTTAACGTGCTGGACGGCGAAAACGCAGGGCGCGTAATGACGGGCCGCATGGTGCGTGACATCATCGGGACATACCTTGGCCACAAGCTGACGGTTTTTCGGCGCGGCGACAACTACAAGGGACTTGACGATTTCTGGGACTACCTGTACAAACACAGCGTGGATGACTCCGTTATGCTGGAAGCGGCAGACGGCCAGACCACCATTGCTTATGAAGCGTATTACACCAGCGCGTCGCAGGACTTGGAGAAGGGCGAGGGAGGCGTAAACTATTGGGGCGAGATCGAGGTGAACTTCGTCCCGATGGACGCGCAGCTCCGCCCCTGAGAGGTGCCCTATGTCGAAAACGACTATTCTGTACAAGGACATAGCCCCCGGCGCAGCGGATGACGCGACTGTGGTCGCCACCGGCGGCACAGGAGACCTCACCCAAATTCCGCACGGCGCGGCTCCGGGTAAGCTTATCACGCTGGAACGGAGCCGCTGGGTGCTGGACGGCACATTTGATGGCGTGTACGCGGAGGACAAGGTAGGCTTTTGGTCTACGGAGGTTTCCGGGGACAGCGGAGAGTTTACCAACCCGCCCAAAATCACCATGACGTTTACACAGCAGTATTCCAGCATGGGCATCCAGCTTACCTTTGACGAGGACACAGGAGAGTATTGCAGCGAGGTAGAAATCTCGTGGTATCAGGGCGCGGTGCTGCGGCGGGCGCAGTCGTTCCAGCCTAACAACGCGGTGTACTTCTGCGATTGCCGGGTAGAGAGCTTTGACAAGGTGGAGGTCACGCTGAAAAAGACCGTAGTCCCCCATCGGCGGGCGCGGGTCAATGAGATCGTGCTGGGCGTGGTGCGTAAATTCGGTATGAACGAAATACGCAACGCATCCATCGTAAACCAGGCGAACGAAGCCGCCGTAGAGCTGCCAGTGTCCACGCTAAACTGGACGCTTGACAGCCTGAAAGATGTGGATTACCTGTTCCAGCTGAAACAGCCGGTGGAGGTGTGGAACGACAACCGGCAGCTTGGCACATACTACATTAACAACTCGTCACGCACGTCCGCAAACGTGTATGTGATAGAGTGCCAGGACGCGCTTGGAGTGCTTGAATACACGCCGTTCAGCGGGTGTGCATACCTTGATGGGGTGAGTGCGAAAACGCTCTTAGAAACGCTTGCAAAGCCCTTTGATGTGGAGTATGCAAGCGATGTGGAAGACACAACGCTGAGAGGCGTTATCGTTAAGGGCACCAACCGCAGCGCTATCCAGCAGGTCATATTTGCATGGGGTGTCTGTCTTGCAACAGACGGCGGGAACAAGCTTCGGGTGTTCAACCAGCCCACAAAGCCTATTCTTATCCCACGCGGGCGGACGTTCGTCGGATCTTCCGTTGCAACCGGCGCGGTGGTCACAAAAGTAAACGTGACGGCGCATAGCTATGTAGAAGCCAGCAACGGCAACGTGACCATCAATGGGGTTAAGTACAAAGACACCCGGACTGTGTACAGTGCCATCAACCCCAACGTGACCGCATCCGACCGGGAGAACGTAAAGGAAGTCACGGCGGCAACTCTTGTATCTGATGAAATTGGACAGGCGGTGGCGGACCGGCTGTACAAGTATTATTCGCTGCGTGACACGAACACGGCGACCGTGGTATACGGTGGCGAGAAGCTGGGCGACTGCGTGAGCATTTACACGCCGTGGGGCCTGCTGACCACAGGCAATCTTCACAAGATGGAGATAAAACTGTCCAACACGGTGGTGTACAACGCGGAAGTCACAGGCGCGTGGATCATCAGCCCGTACTTCTATTACAGCAACGACCTGTTTTCCGGGGAGGTGTAACCGATGGCGGAATATACAGCACAGGTGCCGAAGATAGCGGCGGCTGTACTGCTGCCGAACCCGGCGACCATCAACGGAAAGGTAAAGCTACAGGTAACGGTAATAGAGGAAACCGTCATCGTGTACCCCAGCTACTACTACAGCGGCGATCTATATGCGGGCGAAAGCCCCCATACGCCGTACCCGCGTGTACCACAACCATATCATTTCTTTTGCGGCGATATTTACGCCGGGGAGGTATAAATGGCAATCAAGACAGTAAAAGCGACGATCAACGGCCAGACATACGACCTGACGCTGAACTCCGCAAGCGGCAAATGGGAAGCGACCATTACCGCTCCGGGGAAAACATCGTACAATCTGGCAGGCGGCTACTATAACGTATCCGTCGAAGCAACAAACGAAGCGGGCACAAAGGGCAGCGCGGACGCATCTACCGTAGACGGCCTGAAGCTGGTGGTAAAGGAGACTGTGGCACCTGTTATCACCATCGTGTCCCCCACGGCTGGCGCGTATGTGGCGAACAGCAAACAGCCGGTGGTATTCAACATCACGGATGAAACCGGCGGTTCCGGCGTGGACATCAGCACCTTGGTAGTCAAGCAGGACGGCACAGCTGTAGCGGCGGCGAACATCACGCACACAGCTATTTCCAATGGCTACAGCGTGACCTACACGCCGTCTGC